TTTAAGAAGTTGTTGATTGATGTGTTTCAGTGTCCGGCCATCGACGTGTTCAACATGAAGCTGGCACCAGAGCAGCCGTTTGTGGCACTGACTAAGTTTGGTGGGCCTTGGACCATTGAGCAGTTCCGGGAGAAGAGCTTGACGGTAGATGTGGAAATACTAACCCCACCGTTTGTGTCCTACGATATGGTGTTGAGGGAGCATGCTCGAGACTTGGGGGGGATCGCACCGTCAAGAGTGCCCCCAACCACTGGACACCAAATTCACGGTTTACAGCGTCCTTCTTCTGTCTCCAGGCGAGGGAGGGGGGAGACCAGTCTATTGCCTAGAGACAACATGTCAGATGCTGGTCTCGACTCATCTGGAGACAACCTCACTGGCGTCTGCAATGGCTTGGTGGATGGTGGTCTGTTTGTAGGCTATCTAAACCGAAAAACGGCTGTCGAGACCAGCACAGCCAGTGGTGCTGTCACCGCCACCGCCGCTAAAGCAGCTACTGCCCCGTCTGCACCCCAGCAGTCAACCGCTCGGAAGGGTAGTCGCCGTCGAGCGGCGATTAACACCAATGCAGCGATTGCGGAAGCAAAAGCCACTGGAAATGTCCAGGGCACGTTGGCGCAGTTTATTCGTGTGACAAAATAAAAAAAAGCGACTATGCAATAAAATACAATAAAATGAAAATGTCTATACTTCTACCCACTCCTTGTCACATATTGCTTCTTCACATAGACGTAGATCGTCACGAAGCCCCTTTAAATCCCACATAGAGTCACGAGTAACTTCAAAGTAGTCACCTAAACAAATATTGGGGTCACTTTGCACTAGTTGTTGATTGCCCGACCACAGCTGCAAACATGTGTGTGCAATAAACCGACGCCACGCACCGACAATTGTTTTGTGGGCATTGTCTTCAATCATGAGTGGTTGGGGTTATTTAGAACAAAATAATTTTTTTAATATTTATTTGAAGGCAGTTTAAAAAAAATCACAGGATCTTTTCCTTTTCCGTGGGCGTAAAAATTGATCCTCAAGACTGAATGGCACATTGTCAACGGTTTGCAAAAACTTGATGCAGTCCGTAAAATTCTCACTATCACTCATTAGTGGCTTTGCCGCCTTTCCCACAAACTGCGCATCCACCGGCTCGCCATTGACAGGTGGTTTCCACAAAGGGGAAGTTGCTCGTTCTCTCACAAGATTCCAGTCCATTCCGGTGAAGAACTGGTGGGCTATAGCTTCTTCTACTGTTAGTCGTTGTTCCACGTCTACATGCAATAGTCCCTGTAACAGGTCCCACAGGTGGTCACCCATCTTGTCACTCCTCCGAATCGTGCCCACACAAATGCGGCGAAACATCATGGATCTTGTCATACCCGGGCACATAAACGGATGGTTACCCGAGCTCAGTTCGTGGAGCATACAGCCGATAGCCCACATGTCAGCAGGGAAGGAAAAGCCACGGTTACATACCTGTTCAGGGGACTGATAGTCAGCAGTGCCTCGACACACAGAAGGGGACATGTCTGACATGTCAACAGCCATCCCAAAGTCAGCTAATTTTATATGGCCATCCGCGTCTATCAGCACGTTCTCCGGCTTAATGTCTGCGTGGAGAATGCCGTTGGAATGTAGGAGCTGCACCCCCAACAGAATCTCTGCCATGTACAACTGCACCACAGGCTCGGGGAATGGCCCACCCCTCGCTATGCGGGTATATAGGTCTCCACCACAACAGTATTCCAGGATGAGGTGCACCTCGTGATCGGATACCCATGCGCTGTGCATTGTCAGTATGAAGGGGGAGCGAACCCGGAGTAGCATGCGGACCTCGGCACCAATAATATCTACTGCCCGTGTCCCTTTTGAACGCTCCATCGAAAGCTCGATCATGTCAAAGGTTTTCACTGCAAATTTATTACCAGTGTTTTCATCCTCTACCAAGTGGATTGTTGTTTTGTTTCCCTCTGCTAGGAGCTTTAGATGTCGTAGCCGACGCATCAGGTGCCTTTGTTTTTTGACAAAGGGGGTGGTTGTCACTGCTAAACGCGGTAGAGTTGGAGTTTGTGGTGGCGTTGGGACCAACACGTCCAAGTAACTACGAGATAACTCTGGCATGGGAGCAATGTATTGATATGGATTGGAGGAGTACTTTAAATATTTTGTTTTTATATTTTTGTTGCGAAATTTATAATCATTGGTCCTGGTGGCTTCTCAGCTTTTTTCTCCTGTAGTTGTCAAACACTAACACACAGGAAAGAGAATGAACAACATATTGAATGGACTAACAGGCCCATTTGGCTCTAACATCTACCCTGACCAGGGACTAAACACAACACCACTCCACCCACCCTCTACGTTTGATGATTGTGCAGCCTGTGCCATGGTGCCTCAACCCACGTGGGCTCTTGGGTCATGTGAAAGCTGTAGCGCGCGCCATCGGGAAAACCCACGTCAGTACTTCACCGGCCGTAAACTGGGTGACATCCACTACACTGAGGACACCCCAATAGTGCTACCTAATAACTACCCACCCCGTGCCAGCCAGGCACAGTGCAACTCCACAAAGATGCCGGGTCAGTACGGTGCGTCGTGGCAGTTTTACAACACCAGGTGTGGTGGACCACCACAAAGCCCTCCCGCGGCAACCCCATTGAGACTTTTATCCGCTCACAAATAAAATACCATGAGTGGCGAGTTGGTGTCGTCACCAGTGCCAAACAAGCGTCGCCGGTTATCACCCACGCCACCAGCACCACGTGTATTTGTGAGCCCCCCAATTCAGGTGCTAAAACGCCTTTTAGACCTTGGAGTGCCCATGGGCTCTGTATGCGGCAGCCTGCGAACCCGGGTGCGTGCCTTCTCAGTTTCCAAGTGCCTGAGTGCTACTGACCTGCCTCTACTTCTGGCCGAGGAGCTGCCCCACGGGGATAGCCAAGAGGACGTGTACCGGGCAGTGGTGGACGCGGGTACCGCCGTATCCCCCCTGTGCCACCTTGTTGACATGGTGAATCGTTTCCTCACCACCATGGTGCATCAGCTCACTGACGACAGCTGTATTGAGCGTGTGCTGTACCGTCTCGAGCAAACCTACGCTCTCCGCTCCACCGTCGCCTCTCGTCTTTTAGTTGCACACGCAACTCAGCGGGTTTTACTGGAGCAGCTGCTGAACGGTGGCGTTCCCATGCACGCGTCCCCCTCCAGGCTGTACCATGAACATCGGGACACCTCTTCGTCGCTACGGGGTGTGCTAAGTTGGTTGAACCAGAACAGCGTGCATCCGGCGCTGGGGTCTCTGTGTGCCTCAGTGCACTGTACCGCCTCGCGTTTCTGTCGAGAGGCACGCCAGCTGCGTGGTGACGAACACTCAATGTGGAGCGTGTGCACACCCGGCGCGCGTGTGGTTGTGGGTATTACCCCTGTTGAAATGTACTTCCAATACATTAACAGGGTGGATGACCGTGTGCTGCTGCGGTCAGCATCTGGAAGCACCATAAGATTGCCGACACATGCCTACTTCGATATAGCCTCCCCGTCTCCCCACGGCGCGTTTCACCCCATATCGGACAGCAAGCTTCCCGAGGAAGTGTGGCGTACAATAGGCCGCTTCTTGCCCCCTGAGGAGTGGGGCTGCATCGCCCATATAAACCACGCACTGTTTAACATGGTCTTCACACAACCAGAGTACGCGGTGCTGCGCCATCATATGGCGTCCAAGCAGCTGGACGCTCTACAGTCACAGCACACTGACATTTTCTGGGAGAAGCTGTTCCTTCTGTACAATAAGTACTCCACCAACTACCAAGACATGCTGCGCATGCAGGACCGTTCCCATCAGCTCCGCCGGGAGGGTGACGCGTTGCTTACTACCATGCAGATTGCGGCTGGCACATTTATCAGCGTATCCCGAAAGGAACGCGACGAGGTGTTGGTGCCTAGACTCAGGGACCTCGACTTCCGCCTGCTACGCGACTATGCAATGGACTCTGTTGAGACCGGGTGTGACAGCATTAGCGCTCTCCCACCTCGGGCGTTCTGGGAGGGCTCCAAACACCGGAAGAGCATGCGGCGAGAGTTCACCGACCCTAATTTAACCCCTGACAGTGCTGGGGTGCAGCTGCTGAGTGAGCTGGCATGTGCTAGGGACGAGCTAGCAAATGGGCGTAACGCGCTGGGTCGGGTGCTGCGGCGGATAGAGGCGGGGTTGCTCGCCCGACTACACCGGTTGATGGAGGAGATCAGAGACTGTCCACTGGTCTCCACCGACATAGACCACCCACTGGCGCTCCTGAGCCAAGACAACGAACTAGTGCTGGGTCAACCAGAGATGGAGGGCGTGTTGCGCAACCTCCTACACTGGGCGGAACGCGCAACACCAGCCATCAAGGCCGTGGCTGCCACCCTTAAGGAGCTTCGCCACGCCGTTGCGGCTAAACTGCCTGGACTACCACAGCAGCTTGTGCGTGGAATGGTACGCTCGCCGTCACCGGAGACCGAGTTTCTACAGTGGAAGAAGTACTTGGGCCACTTGGCACAGTCGAGGGGCTGCTCTGACACCGGGCTCTGTTTACGAGTTGTGCTGGACATGGACATGGATGAGGCGACGGTGAAACACGGGTTGGTGGTGCACTACGTGGAGTCACCATGTTGCCCCACCACCGGCACACTCACCAACTTTTTAAGGCTGCACTGCCTGGAGGCTGTTGGGATGTGGGATGTGGGGGAGGTGTGGCCACCCAGGGGAAGCCTTGGAAAGGGTGACCTCTCTATTGTTTGGACAGAGGACCCCGACGCAGACCCCATCGTAGTGTTGAAGAATGTGCACGTGCAGCCCCATAAGGCAGCACACACGTTTTCAGCCATGACGGAGGGTGACATAAACTTGTTGGCTATGCTGCGCAACCACGGGGTGTTGACGGGGCGATGTGCGCCGTGTGGACGAGCCGTGCCAAACAAGGAACCCTACATAGGATCCACATGCTCCGGTCACCTGTACACCGCCACGCAGCTGTCGCATCGGTGACATGGCAAATAAACCACTTACCGTATACTTTTTTAATTTGTACCACACAAATACGGGTGTATTTGATAAAAATAATTTTAACCTCGTTCCTCAATCCACCGTTTTCCGCTAAGCCAGTGGAGGAAAGAAATGGCTGTGTCCGCGCGCATCACACAACAGGTCGCGTTTGGTGGAAGAATGCTCAGCGCGTCCGACGTGACGAAAGTGGAGCAGATGCCAAAATCCAGGACAGTTTTCCACCAAGGTGGAAGGCAACTCGATCCACCAACGCACTGGGACTGTCGCACAGAACATGGGAGCATGTTGACTCCCATTACTCACCAAGCACAGGGCATAGGGAGTGCAGCGGTGGTAGCGGTCGCTGCACTTGCCGACCGGTGGGCCATTTGGAATAATCAATCCACAGCCATGCTACTGTCGGCAGCGTACGTTGACGTGCCCCCTGACGCCACACTCGCACAAGCATGGTTATTCCTACAAATGCGAGGCACTCGAGCCCAAGACATGGAAGATAATAATAATAAAAAAGGCGAGGGGGGTGGTGAGGAGAATGACGAGTCTGGTGTTCGTGCCCGCCAAGTGTACTATGTCCATGGAAGTGAGCGCAACATACGCGCAGAAATTTACGTCCACGGTCCTGTGACCACCGCTTTCCCACTGACTCAACACTTCCTGGATTACTGGCAGAAGCTTTCGCGCTCTGACTCAAGCACAAACACGGTGTACCACTGGGAGCCTAACCACGTTGAGCTTGGGGTCCATGCTGTGCGCATTGTCGGGTGGGGCACAAGTCCCGAGGCCAACGACTACTGGATAGTTGCCAACAGCTGGGGGTTTATTACTGGTGCGCACCCATTTGACTACGGAACCAACGGCTACTTTTTGGTGGCGCGTGGTGATGGGAGCCCACTGGAGCAGAACGTGGTGACTGGTGCCCCTTTTCTAAGCGGCAAGGACTTGCAGCCAGAGTGCTGTGAGTTCAAGGACGTGCATGTGTCTGATATTGGGGCTACGCTTCTCAGCGCCAACTCGCTCCACGTTCTAGGAACCCCACTGTCACCAGACCTTCAACCACTGGGGCTGTGCAAACTAAAGCGCCAAAAACACAGGCGGAACAAACACAAGAAAAATAAAAAGAGTACCACCCAGGAGGTTGTGAAGATCACACACGACAGTAGCAAAAGTGCAACCACATCAAAAGACCCTATGGACAAGGTGAAGAAATGGTTTCGTGGTGAACGTGGGACCGTGGACGGCCCAGGTGTTGTGCTCCTCTGCGTGTGTGGAACTCTGGGGGTGATCCTGGTCATTCTTGTGTTTGTGGTGTTGAACCCACACAAAAAAAATAACGGACAACAAGGAAAACATCAGCGTAAAAGAAAACAGCTAACCACACCCAAGCCATGTCCGGATACCCAAACTACTACGCACCGTACCCACATCCCTCACTCAACCTCATAGGGCACAGACGACGAGTGCCACATCATCATTACCACAGAGACATGTACTGTCCTGATGTGACTCTCTTTACGGGACAGTGTGGTCCCATCAACGATCCTTACTGTCCCAGTGGGATAGGGGTGGTTGGGCCTTTTGACACGTTTGGATTTCCTACTTGTGTGTGTCCTGTGAGCCGGAGAGCGCACACGTGGCCAATTGTGCCGGTTGGGTCACCCGCTGCTTCCGCACAATTGTATCCGGTTGGTCCATGGTTCAAATAAACTACTATTTTTCAACAATGGGCTAAAGTTCTGTAAGCTACGATGGCGGTGCCCTGTGTGTTGTGTGTTATGGGCAACTCGTGTAATGAAAATGGGAGGTGTGTGTGTGTGTGTGGCTCTAACAAACCGTGCGTACGTAACGAAGTGTGTTCTGTTGGAACTGATGGGCATAGTACTTGTGAGGAGTGTACTGACCCGGTGGCTGGCTATCGCTAGCTGTGAAGCTGGTGGAAACACGTGCACTCCCAGCGGTTGCTACTGTATGGGTAAGGACGGGCATCAGACCGCCGCGTGTTTTCACGACAGTCACTGTTTATCCGACCCAGACAGTGGCGCTGGTTACTGTTCTAGCAACCCCTGTGTGCCAGGAACATACTTTGATGAAAACAAATGTAAACCATGCCATGTAGGGACGTACTCCGGCCGGATTGGGGTGACCAGCTGCATGCCTTGCCCTACCGGTCACTTTGCATCCCAAGAAGGTCAGACCAAGTGCGAGACCTGCCAGAAGTGCAAACCGCCAAAAAGCAAAGAACTGTGGCCCTGCCTACCTTACTTGGACGCGATGTGTATCCGACCAAAGGTTTAAAATCTCCTACAATGTGCATCTGTTATACTACCCTTTGTTTGTTTGGCTACCACCTCATGGTCCATGGTAAATAAAAGTCTTTATTTTATGATGTTTATTCATCACACTAGCACATCATACATTCATCTTTTCATACGAGCACACCAGCACACCAGCACATAAACATCCTTGATAACAAAAGTTTGACCATGGGCCAATTTGCTCCTGCTTTTCGCGACCCCAACTACTGGTGGGCACTATCTGTTACCCTGTATGTAGTACTGTCTACTGGGGTAATGGTGAACTCAGCATAGCCAAACTTGCTCTGAAACATTCCAGAAAACCGCTCATCGGCAACCCATAGAGACTCCCACGGCTGTCCTTCAGACGGCTGTAGTTCCATAGTTGCTGCGCGGTGGTAGCCGCCACCGCCATTGGAGCTACTATGGTGGGACGCTCTGGTATAAGAGAAGCTACCCCCCTCTACTGCATTACCCGCCAACCAGAACACGTACTTGCACGGCTCCGGGAAAGTGATGGTGTAGTTGGTGCCCACGTCAATACCGACTGACCTGGATAGGTTGTTTACAAAGCGAAACACACCATGAATGACGGAACCGTCCACCTTAAATGGTAGCATGTCGGAGCAAGTAGTTAAGTCCCAGCTCCAGTTGGAGAGGCACACGGTGTCCCATGGGCTGCAACTCAAGCATGGTGGCTTTGTAGGCATGTTGTTGTACACGTTAGCGTTTTCGGGTGTTAGGAGGTCAGTGGGTGGGTGACAACCACGTGCATGTTCCACCTCACGCAGCACCGCAGGGCGCAATTCAAACTTAGTGTCCATCTAAATACAAGAGGGATTGTTTATATAAGGGACAATCATATTTTATTTCTTTTTCAATCTTCAATCTTCACGGGCCTACCACTACCAACACACTACTAAAGCTTAAACAGATAAACTGGCAGCGACCTTGTCCACTTGCTACCGTCAACGTCAACATCCTCCCCATTCTCCTCATCACGTAAAGACACGTGGATGGTGCCCTTAAACTGGCGCTCCGTCGCGTTCCATGCCGCCGCACATCCAAACTCCGTGTTCTGGTCAGTCACACACTGATGGTCAGCATTGGATACACCTACCACCTCTTGCAGGGTTACCGACACCCTAACCCAATCTTCATCCCCCTCACGGAACCGAATCTTCAGTCCCTCAGTGAATGTTGGACGCACATTCTCGATTTCGGTGCGAATAAATGTCTTGTACAGAGACGCCGCAAGATTGTGTCGTGGGATAGCATCCCGCACAAAGGTCAAGGCCTCCGGTGGATTGGTGGACCACGCCATTAGACGTTCAAACGTGTCCACCATTTCACAATCTGGACACAACCAGCGCACGTTTGTGCGTGGCTCCTTAGCGTTTGCGGGTAAGCAGATCCTGTGGTAACTTCCATAGCAATAGGCGGAGGCACACTGCACACAGTCGCTGTCATCCAGCTTGTGGGAGCATGCCAAACAAATCTGGGCACGGCTGCAGTCATCAAGTTTCTGTAGCGACACCAAGTTGCGAAGATCGTACTTGGGGACAGTGCTACCCGCTGGGTGGACTGAAAGCATCGCGTTGTACAACGTGCAGCCAAGCTCAAATGCGGTGGGACTGGGGACACCTTGCCACAATGGCACAAGATCCGACATATCATCCTCATCCAACGTCGCACTTGGTATCAACCCACGAGGCATCACAAGCACCACTGAGCCGTCGGCCTGTATGTAGACCCCAGAGCGCCCATAGCCGTTAAGCCGGTTGGCTGTGACTCTGGGCACCTTGCCGTCGATCAGCATCTTTGACCGCATTTCCGCCTCAGCAGTGTGCTCTCGAGTGTGCAGCTCTGCGCAATAGAACTCAACAATCGCGTCGTAAGTGCTAATCTCACCCAGTATAAATGGCGATTCATCTTCATCGTCTGCCGACGGAAAGTTGTGTGTGCGTAAGTCAAACCGGTCAACATTTGCGTAAGTGGTCACTTTCACCAAATCTACTTCGCGGTAATGGTTTCGAACAGCTTTGGCAACTTGTTCAAACAGCTCACGGGTATGTGTCATAGCTTGACTTTCAGAGGTGTAAGTGCCCACGGTAAGCTGTAAATTGAAGATGCGAAATCCACTAAAGGTTGTAAAAAATGTGAGAATGCATGTGTAGCAGTCTTCATTGGTGCTGGAGGGGTAGCACACTGCGCGTGCTTGGAGGCTCATAAAGTCTCCGGCGCCATGCTTCCCACCTCCAGCTACCTCAAGTGCCCATGTCTTGTGGCACCCACCGCTGATCTGGGGCATGATTGCAGACCCAAAAGGTACTTCGACCACACCACTTGAGTAAAGTTGACTTTTCATACCTCCAATCTGAATTCCATCATAATGATTCTGTTTTAATGCACGAGGAACCTTTCGAGCGGGAAGCGGTGGGTTAAAAGAATATGGTCGCTTTTGGCATGGGACAGAATCCACAGTTACAGGTGGGGACGAAGATGATGAAGGAGAAGGAGAAGTCACAGATGCCATGACCATAAACCCATCATAGTTGGCAGCCATCTAGAGAATTTGTAAAATGACAGTGTCTTAATACACACTCGAATCCTGGAAATATTTCCTGGAGTAAACCAGGAATATTCTGGAAAATTATGACATCTTATTTATTATTTGGTGACGTGTCGACTGACTATGTAAATACTGACCCAGAAGGACCAGGGCAGCCTCCATCATCCTCTGCGTTTCTACCACGGTGTAATGTTTTTTATCTTCCCCCTTTTCATTCTTTTCATCCTCTTCTTTCTCTATTTCAGTCACCCCCACCTCCACCTCCACTTGCAACGGACTGAGTAGAGCGGGTGGTGCGTGACGGAAAATACCGACGTATGGATTGTTCTGGAGGCCGTCAGGCATCTGTAAAAAAGGCAGTTCTCTTTCACCGTGTTGATGACTTCTGTAGCTAAAGATGCCAACGTATGCATTATGCTTTGGTAGTCGACCTTTGCGTCGGAAAATCATGTTTGTGTTGATCTCTTTCTGTTTTGTGGTATGATCTCTTTTTTCCGGTCTCTCAGTTTAGATCTACCCACACATAGTCGTCATCTTCGTCAGTCTCCAAGATAACCACAACAGAGGGGTTGAGAAGTTTGTGGCTAGACAGCGGCCAAATCCACCTACCCACATCTCTGGCCGTGCAATAGACTGTGTACATGCTATTTACCCTTTCATATGTTTGGAACAAGAGACTGTGTGCACGCATTGCTGTGGGGTCAACATGCATCGTTTAACACATACTGTTATTTATAATTTTTTTCTCTAGTGCATTTAATAAGGATCAATAGATGCACTATAACCACCAGAACCGCACCTCCGAGTACCTCGTGTTCCTCCAGGATATGGTGGATAATCTTAAGCGTGTCTACATCACGTTCACCACGGTAAACCTGGTGCACGTTGTTGTCACCGCCATGGAGCTGGCGGAGAATTATCCACACCTGTCGGGGGTCGACAAAAAGCAACTTGTGATGGAAGCGGTGCGCACAGTCATGACCGAACACGGGAGCAATGAAGGGGTGGACGCGCTTCTGGATATAACGGTGCCTGCAACTATTGATCTGCTGGTGGTGGCCTCCAGGGACGGGCTCATACTAAGACCCGATATCAAACAAACGATTAAGAAGTGCTGCATCATCGTGTAGCACGTAACCTTAAAAAAATACATCACCCTTCTTCATTTTTTTGTTTAATGTTTGTAAAATTTCTTGAAACAATTGCTGTGAACGAAATTTTATTACCACATGGGGCGGGGCTTCCCCCACGGGTCTGAAAGCATGTACGAGTCCGTCTCCGCCGTAAAGTCTGTCATCTCTGGAGCAGCCGGCAACGGAATATTTAAAGGGCTCGGTATTCCTTGCTCGCACCAACGGCGCCAGAAAGCGGACTCGTAGTAGCGCGCCTCCAAGGACTGCATCATGCTGTCCACGTACGTGAGGTTAATGTAGTTTAAAGTGTCTAGATTCACCCACGCCAACCGGTAATCGTACGCCATTGTCATTAACGCGTCCAGCAGACTTTCGGTGAACTCCACCAGTGGGAGTTCCTGGTTGTTCACACGATCGCGCAGCTTCTGTGTGAGCTGTTGCTGAATGGAGAGCAGGTTTGTACCTTCAAGGAACGTCTCGGTTAACTCGGTGCTAATGTTGGAGTTCTGGCGGAAGAACTCAACTAAGCTGACCAGTGTCGTGTCTTCAGTCTTCACGATTGGGTTGCCGGCATCAATAATGTTCATGGGGACTCGTTTGGTTGATGGTAAAGAGAAAAATTGGGTTGTCACTAAACCGGGAGACGTTAAATTCGAGCCACAATCAACAATGACGAGAAACACATGTTGGGAAATGATCCAAGTGGTTAACGACTTTATTAGTGTGACAGACATGGGGAGATTACCACCATCGGTGACCATCGGAGGCACACACCCAGGTGGTGGGGGCACGGGTTCTGTTGTTCACGCCTGGCACCAAGCCAAGCAGTCTCAACCACCCGGGCACAAGGAGATCCGATGGCTGCGATCAGAGCACCGGTCCGCTGCCACCGACCACCACCACCACAAGTGCAAAGGGATTGTCTAAAAATTTATTTAAACAAATAAATTCTGATGAAAAAATGCGTTAGTGAAGCATTCCACCCTCACTGCTACTTGTTTGTCTGGGTAGACCGTAACCATGTTAAAGGGTGCGCCATCCCCCCCTTGCTTCGCCACACGCAACTCACCCAACAGCTCATGTAGGTTTACATGGTCACAATCCTCCCCGAACCCCATAAAAATGTCATATCTCTGTGGGAGTGTCGGGGATCGTGAAAACATGCGCCAACAGCCGTTGAGGTTCCACACGATTACAGGTGGGTCTTTTGTCCTGGTGAAACGACGCAACTTTGTCACTGCCCACCGCCACACATCACCACCACCACTACCACCACTACCACCACTACCACCACCACTCAACTCTAACCGCTGTTTGTGTGCTTCGGCCTTTTGGTACCCCTCCATCAGACACATCATTAATAAAATTTCGTCCTCCATTTCTTTTGTTTTTCAGAAAACAAAAGATGGTAAAGTTGACGTACTGCTACATGGTGCGGCGGCTCAAATATAAATTATAATAATAAATAATATATGGACAGAACAAAGAATGGCTCATCTTGAGAAAGCTGTCCAAAAATGGAACCGTCAATATTGGGAGGCTGCCGCTGATTCATGCTTCTATGATGGGCGGTGGCAGGTGATGCAAGAGGAAGCTGTAACAGGGTTATTAAGTGTGTGGAAGGAGGGGAGGAAGCTCACACGGCAACAAGCCACAAAACTCCCCAGGTGGTTACAACGTAGTATCGGTGCAAAAGACGCGGAGCGTGCGCTAGATCGCCTTCTGAGACCCACCTTATCCGAGATCAGCGAAGCCATGGGGTGTGAGCTTCGTGTCGTGGAGCGCAACATACGGAAGTTGGCGGTGTCAACAGGGGGAGACATCATGCCCATGGGTCATGTCCTTATGAAACTAGAGGAGCTTCAGAATGAGATTGGCGAGACAGTCAACACAAAGCGTGTGGTGCGTGTTATGCGTGACAGTCTTATGGAGGTATTACATGTGCTGGACAATCCTGCCCCAGGTGATACGTTTGCGTCTGACCTTCGTGCGAGCGTGACACCTCTCCTACGAGGTGCTGCTATGATGAGTATAGAGTCCCTGGATGGTGGTGGTAATGGTGGTGGATTTAATAACAAGAATACTATGACCCAGGCTACATTAGTAAAACAACAGCAAAAACTACAGGAACAGCTAGAGGTAGAACTAGCTACATTACGTCATAACCATGTCACCACTGACGTACTCCAGAAAGAAAACCTGAAGCTTCGTGAGTCTTTGGCGGAGGCTTTGAAAGTTGTGGAACAGACAAGTACTAAAAAGGATCTGAGTGCGCTGGGTGAGAAAATTGATGCGTTACAACAGCAGTTAGGCGAAGACGTGGCGCTGTTGCGTTGTGAAAAGAGTCGCGCGATTGTTATCCCCGGACTTCCACCGCCAAACCAGTCACATGAAGTAGTGACCCCGTTATCAGTCGACTTATCTCCTGTGGTGGATCGGTTAATTGCCATGAGTCAGAGTCTTGACATGTTAGCGAAACAGCACAAAGAATCCCAGCCAGTAAACTTGAACCCTATTCAGGTTCAACTTGGGGAAATAGAAGCTCAGATCAACCGCAGCAACAGCGTGCCAATAGACCTTAGCCATGTGTTTGAGAAATTACAGCAGCTGGAGAATGATATTGCGTTGGCTGAGAGGCAACGTGCAGCTACCACTGGACACACTACAACCGTCGCACCAGTCACACAACAGTTCAAGATGGAGCAAGACGTTTTGGACGATGATCTACGGAGAGGGCAACAACTCAATAGCACAGACATCATGATTTTAGAAGCACTGGAGAACGTGGCATCTGAGTTGCGTGCAATGGACACTAAATTAGATGCAGCCACCACTCCAACTACAACAGCCGCACCGATTACCCACCAGTCCCAAATGGAGCAAGACATTTTAGACGAGGCTTTCAGGATAGGACAACAGCTTAATAATGCAAATCTTAGCATAGCAGAAACCAGGAATGCAGAAGCACTGGAGAACGTGGAATCTGAGTTGCGTGCGATGGGCACTAAATTAGATGCAGCCACCACTACAACTACAACAGCCGCACCGATTACCCACCAGTCCCAAATGGAGCAAGACATTTTAGACGAGGATTTAAGGAGAGGACAACAGCTTAATAACGCAAATCTTAGCATAGCAGAAACCAGGAATGCAGAAGCACTGGAGAACGTGGCATCTGAGTTGCGTGCGATGGGTACTAAATTAGATGAGATCAACATGGACTTGCCGGCCACCCAGACTAGAGAGCTAGAGGAGCAGGCAAAACGTCTGGCTGACCTCACATTGGAACAGAACCAGTTGGTGACAGAAATGGGCGCCAAAGTGACGATGGACCAGATACGTGCGGAATCAAAAACAGTTGAGATGATGCATGAGGTAGCACAGTACGCAACTCAGAGCGCGTTAGCACAGTTGGAACAAGCTAACACACAAAGCAGTCTAACGGAGCTCCAGATAAGGCACACGGCAACTATGGATGCTGAACGCCGTGTACAGGGTGAACTTTCAGAACTGGAGGCGCGGGCGTCAGAGGCGTCTATTAGAAAGGACATGCAAATTACCCAACTAGCCACTGAACTAGCTCAGGCTCAGCAAGACCTTGTTGGTCGTCGCGCCCAGGTCGCGGCTTGGGAGGAACGGGCAACCGTCGCTGCAGCCGAGAAAGTACAGGCAGTGTCGGAACTGAAGAGTGTGGCAGATAGATGCACCGAACAGGAAGCTGTAAACGCCATCGCAATTTCCAGCTTACGACGTCAACTCAAAAAACGGACTCTTTTATCAGGAGGAGAAGGGGAAGAAGGTGATGATAATACAAGTATGCGCCAATGTGAGATGCTACGCATCGGTGCAGAGTTACAGGTAAACGAACATCGTGGGGAGATCGCCAGACTGCACAGCCAAGAGTTTATAATGGGTGTGAACGCAGCATCACAGAAAGCCCAGTTGGACAGTGCCCGACTTCTTATATCTGAGCAGCAAAAGAAGTTTGACACGCTGGTGGAGACTAACCGCGACACTATGGTAAGACAACTGGTACAACTGAAGACCATGTTTAACGAGGTGCAGACAGCATCCAACATGGACATGGTTCAACGTGTTAACATGTTTCAGACAAACATGGACGGTGTCATCAAGGAGCAGTTGGAGAGTCGCTATAGATTTGAACGACAGCAGTTGGAGGACTTTAGGCGACTAGAGACACATCTTGAGGAGCTCACATCAAAGCCTGGTATGGATCCAGCCGCCCAGGTATGCGAAGCGTTGCTAGAAGTATACAAACACAACAACAACAGACTTCTGACAGACAAATCACGGAGTGTAGGAGACATACAAGCTATACAACAGACACACCAAATTCAAGCTGAGCGCGCCCACCATGGTCTGGAACTAATTCAGACGTCATACAGGTGGCTGCAGGATGCCTTTCATGGGTTGAGTGGCAAATTAAACGACATAGTTGTGGAAGTAGACAAGATCAGGGGGGGGTATCACTCACAGCTCATTGACATCGAAGAAAAGTGGGCCCATATGTTTCAGACCGTTCAGGAGGGCTATGTGTCAATACAGAATGAGTATCAAGCCAAAGAGCATGAAACCAAGACACTACTCGAACGGGTAAATGCTCTGGCCACACGATTCCGTGAACCTGTACAACAGCCACGTGGTGAAACGCAAACGAACTGGGAAGCCAGGATAGACGCACTACAACAAGAATTGGAGGCTGCTCGTAGTCATTCCTTTGAGGACCATGAAAGTAAATCGGGTAATATCCAAGAATTAGTGAATACGAGTAAAGAAAAATTAGATAGTTGTGAATCCAATTTAACTACAATGCGCGACGTACTGAGTAGTAAAATCGAAAAGTGTTTGGAGACAGTTAAGTCGACACAGTTCAGCAGTGAGTCGAAGATTCAAGAACTTAATACAGAGTTGGAAAATGTTGTAGCTGTTACAAGTGCTTTCTATAAAGATCTGATTCGCTCCCAACTTCTGGAGATTAATGAGTTACAAGAAAAGTTAGCTACGGCCTGTTTTGATACAGAAGCGGCGTTGTTGAAAACGCAGAGGAAGCTTCAAACTTCTACAGACAAAGTATCAAAACTCGAAGAGGAGAGTAAAAAAAACCAGGCAAAAATGGAAAAAATGGAAAAAATATTTGAGGACCTGGAGGATGCGGGTGATAAGGGAAGTGTTCCCTCTAATATGACTTCTAGTGGTGCTGAGTTACAGGCCTGTCACCATGAATTGTCTGCGTTAAAGAACAGAATGGAAACAAAGAAGAACAGTTATGATAGTCTCCAAAAGTTGTTTTCAACACTACGGGAAAACCTTCTTAACGCCAGTAGGAATGCCAAAGCTCAAAAGATACGTGCAGACAACAATCATGATGGGTGGAACCAAGTTTCCAACCAAAACGTTACGCTTACAACACGAAATGAACACTTGAAGTCCACCCATACTGCATTACGTCAAGCCCTTTCCACACAGAAAGCATTAGTTGCACAGTTAAATAGGTCTCTGGCTGATGTTAATACCAAATACTTAGACAAAAACATAGAATTAAGCAAAACGCAGCCCGAACTTAAAAGACTAACGGAAGACTCCAAACTTTTGCATGAAAGCTATGAACCTAGCTTACGTGGGGTTTATAGTCAATTGGATAGTCTTCAGAATGAAAAGGATAACGTTGAACGTGAATTGTCGAACCTCCAAAAAAGATTTGAAGCTGTAAGTAAAACAGCGGAAACATTTAAACAGCAGCACAGTGAGTGTATTAATAACCTTCAAAATGAGCAGTTTAAAACTTCTAAGTTGGAGGAGTACAAGGAAAAGTGTTTGGAGGTGCGCGCAGCCTTAACGACGAGGGGTGACAATCTCATTAATGAGTTTTTAGGAGCGGTTGAGGAAGCCCGCCAATACGATCATGATGCATTTAACACTTCGAAGTTAGACAATTTGACTCTTAAAGCCACCACTTTGAGAAGCAAGTTAACGACGGATAACTCTATTACACCATATCATTGTTGGAATATTGCTGATTTAGAAACCTCAATTTGCGAATTCCTACAAAATACGTGTATCCCCTTCCTAACCGAACTGGTGAACTACCTTGATTCTATCGGCTTCAACTATGAGATTTCCGACGACAAAAACTATAAGATATTGTTACAATATGCTGTGCATGTGCAAAAAACTGAATTCAATTGCAAAAGGTTTGAATTTAGTTAGAGCGTTATTATTGTGTTCACACCACTTGCCCAAGAAAAAGCAACTCCGGATTGTCCGGACTGATCAGCATGCCCGAGTGGACAAAGCTGATGAGCTCCGGACTCACCACGGCCCGGTATACAATAAACATCACTATACACTACCAACTGACCAGCTACTGCTGGCCAACTACACTCTTCTTCAAACGCTTACGCCTGCCACTCGACAACGTTTACAGTCCCGGTTCCACTCGTCTGCAATGAACGCTGAAACTCCAAAGGACGCTGAAACTCCAAAGGACGACACTCACCCCGAATCTCTCCCCGCCGGCAACTCCAACCGTTCCTACTCGCGTTTACGTCACGGTTCCTGTTGTTTTGTTTATTAATTTGTAATTTGAAAACCATCGAGGTCGCGGCAAACTGTAATTTTCTTGTCCCCCAGCCACCTGGGTGTGTGCCGGCCAGGCCGGTCATACCAACACACATTTTACACCCCTTGGCCCAAGTGGTCAATAGACCGCGGTAGCAAGTGGTTTTTCAACCTTAGACCACTGGAAGACCACTGGAGCTGGAATCAAAACAATAAACTAAATTGTCAAGATGACACCGACAGTGGTCATGTTTACGTGGTGTTGGCACATTGTCACGATTGTGTAGTTTATTGCGTGTTGTGTTATACGTCAATCGCCGGCCAGTTTCATTACATACCCACGATTCATACAGAGTTGGAGTGTCCCCTCCACCCACTTCACGGTGCATCGGGACACCGACAACGTGACACTTCTGGTGTATTATTATTCTTGTCATTGAGATACACAATGCCTTAATTTCCCTTCTCGGATTATGTAAATGTTGGGTCAATTATGTTTATCCGCGTTGCTGGACCGGCTCCAGTCAGTTCACGCAATTTGAACACTTGGATTGGACCAACTGGTTGTGTAATTCTCTTTGTGATGGAGGGCGATTTCTTGTCTAACGGGCCGAACTGGTAGCATGGGTGTCATTTCCGTTTCCGTTTCCGTAAACCGTGAACGCTCTCCATCTGTTAGCATATCAAACTCGGAAGGATGATGAAGGTGGTGGTGTCGTGGTGGTATCTTTACATGGTGTGCCTGGTGTGCCTGGTGTGCTTGGTGTGCTTGGTGTACCGATGGAATATGGATGTGACTACCACTGTGGGGCGAGTAGTGTGCCCGTACGTGTTGTTCTTGATATATATCCTTACTGCTACTTAGAGATTTACAGGCGCTAAAGCTGTCCCGAGTTCCATTGTAGCCGTTTGCCTGTACACACTTAGCAAAGTTGGCATCATTAGCACACCAGTATGATGGGCCATCCAGGCACGGGTCGTTCTCCACATGTCGTTTGTAAGATGGCTTGGTAAGTGTGTAGCCCAGGCCAACGAGTGCGATGATGAACGCAATAATTGCAATCACAAGCCCAATCACAGCAACTGCACCGGGTCTGCCGTTAGTCTCCACTACATTAATATCACGTGGTGTGAACTGAGATGCATTGGTGGGTGGCACTGAAGGTTGGATAATGTACGGGTTCTGGTGATTCAACATGGTTCTTTATTTTAATACCATATTTTTTTAATAAGTGCCCCTCAAACACCAAATAAATTTTACATCTCATTTTCTGTCAATGTCAACAACCTATTCTATTATTTTAGTTTGTGTCTGTGTTTGTGTTAAGGATGGTAACACACCCAATGTCCTTATTGTCTAGCATCACCCACACGTGCCTCCAAGCTATCTCTGCACTCGGGACAAGTGTCGGCCACCTGGTACCAATGGCTAATGCACTTGGCGTGGAACAAGTGATTACACGGTGTTTTCAACAGTGCACACTGCTCCCCGGTTGTCTCCAATGTGTCAATGGGATCTAGACAGATGGCACAGTTTGCGTTAGTGGGTGTGGTGACCGGCTCCAGCAGTTGCCTAGCATGGTCGCTCGCGGGTTGAGATGTGGACTCGTCAGCATCGCTCCCAAAACTACTCAGCATGGTCTGCACCAAAAGGTCGGCCACCCTCTCGTCAGAGCTGCTAAATCTCGGGGCGGTTGAACGCATCTGCCACATGTTAGGACCCATCCTTGGACTCATGAACATGAACGTGTTAGGGTTGGTGTTGGTGTTGGTACTATTTTCCTGCCACTGTGGTTGGGGATCGAGCCAACTGTTCCGGCGGTTCCAGCGGAGCTGCTGATGTCTGGGTGGTGGTGGTGGTGGGTCCGTCCCCCTGTGTGTGGACTGAACAGACTCCAGCGCCTGTAACAGTACCTGTAATAACTGGTTGGTATTGTTAGAGTTGACACGGTGCAGTCGGCGTGGTTGCTCTGCGATGGGCCGCAGGTCTGGCAGGTGGCTCATGTCGAGGAGAGTTTCCTCAGCAAGCTCAAGCTCAGCGTGTTCCATTGTGCTCACCACCCGTAGGTTTCGATGGGGCCACGAAAAGTGTTGTCGTGGTTGCAGTTCCTGCACCCCCTCGATAAACGCCATCGGATCCCAGCTGCTGGAACCGCTGTTCATTGGTTTGATCTACACAGTAGCCTTTTTTACGTTCGACCAGACCGCACAAAGTTGTAAATATATCTGCACAAATTAAATCAGGAAGATGAGCGACGGTGAACAGTTTGCAAAGTTCAACATCTACGAGGGGTTACTGGTCCACGTGGAGCTGGGCGCCAAGTCACCCACCATTCAAGAATTCCGGGAGTTTCTTGCCGGAATTACACAGCTTCTGGACAACGGTGTCCCCTTTACCTTTTTTGTGGATGCCAGCCAACTTGGCACCGTGCCTATGGCAACCAGTGTGGAGACCGTCACGTTTCTCCGACAAGAAAGACCCCGCATTGCCCAGCTGATGAAGGCAAGCGCCATCTTCATCAAGAGCGAGTTTGTGGTTGGGCTTCTCAACTGGGTGTTCACCCTCCAGCCGCCCGTTTCCCCTAACGTGGTAGTGAACGATGCGGCGGAGGGAATGCGGTTCATCGAACAGCACATGACCCCTGTGCATGTGGATGGGGTCACCACCCACCGTAACATATAAACATAACATACCGTTAACTTTATAATAAATTCACCAACAGACAATCGTTTTATTTTCTTTTGTCGTTCCAATTTTTTTTCTCCGAACGCGTATGTTGTCCTGGTGTGTTCTGCCTGGGTGTGGTCACCGATGGTGGCGGATTTGTACCAACCAATCTTGTCGCCCGAGTGGAACCGTGACGTAAACGCGAGTAGGAACGGTTGGAGTTGCAATGGGAGAGGTTAGGGGTGAGTG